GCCGCAACTTTTTCACCATTTTCGCCGCTTTTGATTCTTCTTCTGAAAGAATCCATATCAACACCGGCGTTGGCAAATTGTTTTGATGCATCTGTAATTGCACCTGTTGCTAAAAACTGTGCCAGGCCGGCTTTACTGTCTTCATCTAAATACTGTGATGACGCATCTATTAATGCATTTCTAGATGCTAATTCTTTTTTAAGCATGTCTGCTTTTTCAGTATTGCCTGATTTTTCTGCTGCATTTATTTCGCGGTTAATTCTAGCTGTATCAATCATCACTTCATAGCGTGATCTTTCAGCCTCCATGTTTTTCTTAGCAGTGGTAATATCATTACCAGAAATATTAGAAAGTTCTACTAAGTTTCTAGTATAATCTAGTGAGGCTTTTTTAAGAGCCTCACCATCTTTGCCTTGCTTTGACATTTGCATGCCGGATGCTTTTTGTAATGCTAGATATTCCCCTTGATATCCCATCAATTCTTCTTGGCTGATACCTAAACGTTGAAATCCTTCACGTTGTGTGTTAGTAACAGCAACCATTTGTCCAAAAGCAACAGCCCCGTCACCAAACTTATCGCCCAACCCTATAACACCTGATCCGGCTTTCTTCATGGCATCAGTGAACTTCTTAGATTGCTCTATAGATAGTCCAGAATTATGAACCATTTCCATTACTTGTTTGGTAGATAGTGCTCCGGCGTTACCTAATTTTTTAATCTCGTCACTGGCTTTTAATGCATCGTCTGCTTGCTTCAATTGCATTGTGATTACTTTAGTACCAACTTGTACTATAGTACCCAAAACTGTCCCAAGTATACCGAAATTTTTCGACAGGGCTACAACAGCACCTGATGCAGAGTTTAAACCATCACTAAACTTACTAAAACCTCCATCCGCACCACTTGTTAATGCTTTACCAAAACTAGCTAGACTTTTTATAGCTTCATTTGTCGCCCGTTCCATATTGGCTTTAGATGATTTACTGATTGCAGCAGCCTCTTGCTCAGCCTTTGCAGCTTCAGTCATTCCCTCAGCAAATGTTTTTGTACTGGCAGTAGCCTCAGTTACACCTTCTCTCATATACCTAAAGTGGTCATTGAGTTCTTTTAAAAGTTGCGGGTCTAGTTCTGCCATAATATTATTCCATTTAAATTTTAGCCATTTTTTAGGCACTAAATATCTTTAGTATTTAGTATCGGGTAATACCCGTTTTTTTATCAAAGGAATACAACTAATGTTATCAAACAATCCATTAAAGCAATATTTTCGTAGACCGTCAATTTACTTGAAATTACCCAGTGGCGGTGAAGGATATGAGCCTGAAGTATTAACTATGTCAGAAACCGGTGAGTTACCTATCTATCCCATGACGGCAATTGATGAAATTACAGTAAGAACACCAGACGCTTTATACAACGGTCTTGCTATAGTAGAATTAATCAAAAGCTGTGTTCCCGCAATCAAAGATCCATGGCAAATCAAAAGTATTGATGTAGATGCTATACTATTAGCTATCAAATCATGCTCACAGGGTAATGACTTAGAGGTTGAATCTACTTGTCCAGCATGTACTGAATCTGCTACATACGGAGTTAATCTTATTGGGATGCTGCAAAATATCAAAAAAGTAGACTACTCTACCCCATTAAAATTAGGTGAATTAGAAATTAAATTCAGACCTCTCATATATAAAGAAATGAGTGAAGCCGGTAAACATCAATTTGAAGTTCAAAAAATGTTTGCAGGTTTGCAAGAGTTGTCAGATGAAGAAAAAAATAAAAAGTCACATGAAGCAATAGTAACTATTACTGCAATCACGATGGACCTATTATCACATACTATTGAATACATTAAAGTCAACGATGAACTAGTCAAACAAACTGATTTTATACTTGAATTTTTACAAAATTGCGATAAAAACATCTACATAGACATACGTGATTACCATGGTAAATTAAAAGATCAATCAAAACTAGAGCCACAAAAAATCAAATGTATTCATTGTCAACATGAATATTCACAAGACATTGTAATTAATCAAACTGATTTTTTCGGTTAAGGCTTCTGCACCTAGACCCTAAGGGTGTACAGAAGCTGCTAGACGGCATGGAAAAAGAATGTACTGAGATAAAGAAATCTGCTTTAACTTTATCTTGGTACATGCGGGGAGGTGCTTCGTATGAAGATGTACTAAACATGTCCTATGACGAAAGAAAATTAGTTAATGAATTAATAGAAAGTAATATGGAAACAACTAAAAAGACACAGTTGCCATTCTTCTAGCCATAAATATTCATTTATCAATTTTGGGTTCTTTCAATAACAGATGAACTAGCGTTCATCTAAGAACTCACTGCGTTCGTTCTTTGTTTTTACGGTACTTCATTGTTTATACTTTGATTGGATCAAAGTATATATTGCCGATTTGAGAGCCATGGTAGTGCAAATTTGCACTACCGTTGGATAAAAGTGTGTTTGCCACGACCGTCGACCTTTGCCATCTATTCCCCGTATAATCACCTATTTCTGACATTATACGCAACCGGTTGTCCTGTAATGTTTTTGGGACTGTAGTGAAGCTGCCAATGTCTTTCAATTGGTCCTTCGACAACGCATGTTCTATATCCGCAAGATAGAATTGGATATAGACTCATTGAAGGTTCGCTTTGACGAGAGCCTTCTCGGTTTTCTATGAACATTGCTGTTCATACATACTCCAGAATCCGTCAGCACAGCACAATCTGTACAAACTCAAGGAGGACTCACAAACTGAGCCGGCAAATTGTTACTATATATTAATTGTTAATTGGGAATTATTTTCTATTGACTTGGTGTCGGTTGAACTATATGATTTTAATAAATCAGTATTATGTAAGAAGAAACTATCAAATTCAAAAATCATCCAGTCTCCGTGTTTTTGAGATGTATAATAAGTAAAGTTATCGGCGACCCATGTTAATTTGCTTTGTACAGCAATATAACGACCTTTACGATTGAACTTCAGAAACAAAATGTTCAAATCATTAGGGTCGGCTACATCCATAAGTTGCCCGATCCATGCATCTATTACTTTACATTCCCCCGTAAGCAATAGATGAAAAGGAAAATCAGCATAGAACTTACACTCAACATTCATTTTGATAAATGATTGTCCTGGTACAATATCACCCTTGAACGAACGAATCTGTCCTTCGTGTAATACTTCTGTTCTGTGTTGATTCTTCCCGCCCACATAAGCACCTGATCCAGGAGCACGAATGAAACTTTCACCGTACTTATCGGATAAGTATTTAGCGATTTCTCTTTCAAAACCAGATCCTTTGTTTTTCTGTGGACTTGACATAGACATATACTTATCTCTGCTTTCTACTATGAAATTATTCTATCTCCACTGAGGTATTGTAGCTTGTAAACCCATTTTCTTTTATAACTTTCAATACATTTGGAACTCGTCCTGCTAATTCTTCACGATGACTTACTAGCCAAATAGATTTCTTTCTACGACGGCTCATGTCTTTAAGAATAGCAATAGCGTTTTCAACACCCATTGTATCTAAACCACTATCAATCAATTCATCAATAAACAATGTATTGATTGGACTATACAAGTTCTCCCAAACATCACGGAATGCAAAACTCAATCCTAAAATCAAACGATTACGTTCACCGCGACTTAAATTATCAAAGTCAAGTTCTCTGCCTAATTCTGTAATCTCAACTTGCAAATCATTTTTAAATATTACTTGATGTGGTAATCCAATCTTATCTAAGTAATGTGTTAATCTACTATTCAAGTATGATAGATTTTGGTCAATAATCTTCTTACGAACAAAGCTATCTTTGCTAGTTAAAATATCAAGCAAGAATTTCTGATGTTCCATAGTACGTGTTAACCTATTAATCTTGTCAAAGTTAATCTCTTGTAATGCTTGATTCTCCATCTCGGCAATTTGTTCATTGTATGGGTCAACATCTTCGCTTTTTCGTTCAATATCTTTGATTATATTAGCAACTTTACTACGATGTTCAATTGCCTGCGATTCAGTATCATAATGTGTTTCTGGCTGACGCCCCAACTCAATCACAGTATATTCTGCTAATTGATCAGCAAAGGGATTAGCTTCTAGCTTTTTATCTTCAAAAACTTTTTTTAAGTTACGCAAGTCGCTACTATGTCGTATTGCTTCAGCTTCGGTTTTATACAATGGAGTAGGTTGCAGTCCTAGTTCTTTGACTAGTAATGCATTTGCAACTAATAAATTTGCTAATTCAGCAACTTGCACACGAGCATTGGTTAACATTTCTTGCTTGTCAGTTAAGACCTTGGCATGACTCTCATCATGAAAGTCTTGTCCACACGCATAACAAGTATGATCTTCTAATGACCCTACCTCTTTTTCAAGTTTAGAAATTAATTTTTTTTCTTTTTCTATACTTTTGGTTTGGGTAGCAATTGTACTAGCCAGAGTATCTTGTGTGATAGACTCACGCAGCCACTCATTTAACTTAACCCATGTTGCTAATTCAGTTTCAATGTCATATTCGTTTTTAAGTGAGTACGAAACCCTTGCTACAGAAATATCACTGTCATGTTTTTGTTGCCATGCAGTTGAACGAGCAATTAATGCATTGTATGCATCTTGTTGTTTTTTCTTCTCATTCCAGACTGCCAAATCTTTATGAGCCTGTAATTCACTGTCAATATTAATTGTAATCAACCGTTGATAATCAATGGCAAGACGCTCTAAATCTTCATCGTGTTTCATTTTCCACAATTTTTGTCTACGTTTAGTAGATTCAATTTGTTCTTTTACACGTTTATTGGCTTCTTCAATAGCTTTTACATTGAATTCTTCTTGCTGAATATCATCTTTGGTATTCTTTAGTTGTTGTTTAATTGACTCGGCTTTTTCACTAAGCAGTGTGATACCCAATAGTTGTTCAATGATATCCCGTTGCTCATTATTTTTAAGAGCAAGAAATGGTTCAGAGTAAGTATTCAACGCTACAATATGCCGAAACATGTCGGCACTCATGTGAATTACTTTTTCAATTGCAGATTGTGTTTCTTTATTTTCACCCTGTGCGTCATCATTATTCTTTTGCAATGAATTATTAACATAGAAACGTAAAATGTTTGGCTTGCGCCCACGTTCAATTTTATAATCTATACCGTTAACACTAAAGTCTAGTGTTACCATCATGTTTTTGCCATTGGTACGATTAACTAGATTATCTTTACGAATACTGTTAATAGGAACACCGAACAAGGCGTAAGATAATGCTTGAATCAATGAGGTTTTACCCGTACCATTACGAGCACCATCACCACCTAAGTCTAAGTTCTCACCTAGAATAAGTGTTAGTTCTTGCCTATCAAAGTTTACTGCTTGTGTTACTTGACCGATTGATAAAAAATTTCGTAGTGTAATATTTTTAAGGGTAATGCTCATATTTTTTATTATACATAGTTTGTGTAGACATTTCAAACTAATTGGAATAAATAAAAGTGTAGTTCGCGGAACGGGAATTCCCAACTACTCTAACGCTAATAAGGAGCATCAGCATGATTATTTATTACCTATTGGTTAAGACTCATAAAGTTACTGGTCTGAAATATCTTTGTCAGACAGTACAAGAACCATTTAATTATAAGGGATCCGGTACTATCTGGAAACGACACCTTAAGAAACACGGGAAAGAACATGATACACAAATTCTTCAAAAGTGCTTCTCAAAAGAATCGGTAAGAAGTTGGGGATTGTTCTACAGTAAAGCGTGGTCAATTGTTGAGAGCAAACAATGGGCCAATCTTATTCCTGAAGACGGCGGGGGTTTTGCTTGTGGTAAATATCATCCTCAAAAAACTGAAAAAACATTATTAAAAAACATAGTTGCCCATACAGGTGTTAATAATTATAGATACGATCCTACTTTATACTATTGGAAGCATAAAGTAACTGGAGAAGAAGTACGTTTGACTAGGTATGATTTTATCCAAACATACAATGCAAATAAAGGTACTGTCAATTTGTTATTCCGAGGTTTACGCAAAGCAGTAAAAGGTTGGTCATTGGGGTCATAGGTTATTATATATGTCTAATAATAATTTCTTATCAAAACTATTGCTTTCAATGCTATTGATTTGATCAATGATAATTTGGTCTACTGATTCAAATCTTAAATCACCACGACCTTCTGTCTCGGTCTGTTCTACTTTCATTGGTATCAATGTCATCTCTCTTATATTATATTCAGGTATAAATGTTTCTCGTAAAAAATTAGCTTCCTCGTAACTTACGTTGATATCTAAATGCACACGAACATGACTGTCAATTAATAGCAAGCCTTCTGGGTTTTCTAAGATATCGCTAAGTTTATGTACACGAAAAATAGGTTGACGAGGCCAACTATGAAAGACTGGGTCTTGTCCCCAGTCTAGTATCATCATGCCACGTGCGTCATCACCTGCATCAGCATAGTTATGCGGGAACGCATTCCCAATATACCAAACATTGGCGTTGCTTTGTCGTTTATGAAAATGCCCACTAAAGACTTTATCAAAGCCCTTCATGTGATCTGTGTTAATCTCACCGTGATCGGGCATCTCTATCATTGCATTCATAAAGAATCTGGGTAGTTCAAAATGCCCAAACAAATATTTACCACTTAGTTTTTGAACTTTTTTGTAATCGTCTTGAACCAACCAAGGACTGAAGCAAACATCTCCTTCACTGAAGAAATCATTGACAATTTGTACATTTGGTAAATGTTTAGCCCACTCAACACTATGAATGTCCCTGCGGTCACGATAATAAAGATCATGATTGCCTGGTATAAAATATACTCTATCAAAGTTAGCATTTAATTTCTCCAATGCTTGCAATCCAAATTGCAATGTATGTATGTTAATACTTGCCCGATGATGATTCCAGTCACCTAAGAAAAAACAAGTTTCACAATTTTCTGCTTTGGCTTTAGAAATAAACCAATCTACAAAATTACTACAGTCTTGATTATGTTGTAGGCTATTTGACTTCAATCCAAAATGAATATCAGTTAGGCAAGCGGCTTTTTTAAAAAGGTTAGTCATTTAGTTAGTATATAATAAATGTCATTGACATAGCAATGACATTGGTAAAATTATTCCTCGTAAACAACCGAACTCATTCCAGCACCCAGACCCTGACGAGTCCAGCTTGGGTTAAGTCCATTTATTTCTAAGATATCATCACGAATGTTTTGATTTCGCTTTTCCGTATTTAAAACACGACAGAAACTATTTGTAATTGCTGCGGTATAATAAGCGAATGGATTAGCACTTTTAGCTTCATTGAATCGTAGCCCAACATAAGTTAATTGTAGAATAGCACTATTACGCATTTCATCATTATATGTATATCCGCGCCAATTGTATTTCATGGCATATTTTTCACACATCATAATATACATACGGGCAAGTTTATTTGTTACCTGCCCATGATCCTTACTGAATGCTCCGGTTTCTAAATCACCTTTCCAATGACTTTTGCCCACGCAATAGAAAGTGTTATTGTTATCTATTTTATAATGTTGGAATGGGGGGAAGTTTACCTTGACATGAACCATGTCATCTACTTCTGCTTTAGTGGTAACGTCTTCTAAGTCCGCAAAGATTTCATCTGGGTCGGCTTCTTCAAATTCAAATATATCTTTTGCTGTTTTCTTTTTAACTGTTTTGCGGGGAACTTTTGGGGCGACCGGGACATGATCCCAATTCATTACACGAAATACTAAATCTGTTACTAGGATAGATTCTGGATCAACTGAATCTTTTATCCCTGCTTCTAAACTCAATCTAGTTGCTCTAGTTTCTTTAGCTTGTTGAATAGATTCGGGAGTAAATGCATATGTTAGACTATCTTCTATTGAAGATTGGGGCATATCTACAATAAAATCGTATCGGTGATATTCGGGTTTAGCAAAATGACAATAAGCTGTTTTGCTTTCATGTATTTCTTTTAGTATATCTTTGTTATTGAGATAATTAACGGGTTTTCGTGGCGCAGGTAATAATGACATGGGTCTCCTTGTGTTATAGTTATGCTACAGTGATTATAGCATAACAGTTGCAGAAAAGCAACAATTTTTTGTAGAAAAGGTAAAAATGCTAGTATTATTTATGACTAAATATACTATAAGGATAAGAAGATTATATGCCAGAAATAGTACCTGACCCGATCGGTTACCTCGTTACTACAGAAACCGTCATCGCACCAACTCCAGGACCGGTGCCGATAAGTGATCCTGAAGGTACTGCAAACATACAAGAACAAAATGCTGCCGCAAATGAGGAAGCAATACGCAATGCAGGAGAAGGAGGTACTGGGTTTGGGTTAACCACTGCAAAATTAAACACGCAATCACAGGCTACACAACAAGATGTAGTAAACTTTCAAGCAAAACAAGATTGGCGAGTAAGATTAAGTTTAAGTCCTGGTGCAACATATTTGTATAAAGCTAGCCCACCTGGAATATTAGCACCACTACAAGCTACCGACGGAGTCATATTTCCGTATACACCTGCTATTTCAGTTCAATATAATGCTACCTATGACCCCACTGAATTGACACATAGCAATTATAAGTTCTTTACATATAGAGGTAGTGCGGTAGATAGCGTAACTATTGGATGTGATTTTACGGCACAGGATACCTTTGAAGCACAATATGTGTTAGCAGTAATACATTTCTTCAGGTCAATGACTAAAATGTTTTATGGGCAAGATCAAAATCCTACTAACGGCACACCTCCGCCATTGTGCTATTTAAGTGGATTGGGTGCTTTTCAATTTGATGCTCATCCATTGGTAATTACAGCGTTTACCTACACTTTGCCTACTGACGTTGACTATATACAAGCTGGAAGTAATTTTGCCCCGGCCGGAGTTAATACAGCGGGAAGTCAAACAAAACAGGATCCGTTTCCAGATACAATATCTCGTAGATTAGCTAGTAATGCTCTTAATCCGGGTGCAACAGTAGCACCGACTGTTTGGCAAACTACTAATAGTGGAACAAAAGAGGCTACTTATGTTCCTACTAAAATAAGTCTTAGCATTACTGCAAATCCGATAGTAACTAGAAATGACATTACTCT